TTGGTTTTCTGTTATTTTAATAACAGGGTGATTTCCATTTTCATAGTTCTCAATAGTACAAACTATCGTATTATAACTTTGAAATATTATTTTATTATCTGAAATAAAATAAAATTGGTTTGGTGCTAATTGTTTAACTGGTTGCATAATGTTAATTATTTAATGATTAATGTTTTTAAAATGATCTATTCCGACGTGAAGATACAAATAATATACTTATATACAACTATAAGTATACATTTTAACATATATTTAACATACTATAATATACTTTTATACTATTGATAGGTTTTATCTATACGTTTATAACTTTGCATAAACTAAATTTATATATTATGAAGGTAACAAGCGCAGGAAGTGAATTAACAAACGAACCGAAAAGAAGAGGAACGCCTGAAAGGTTGCAAACGCTACAGGATCAAGCGTTAAACGTTATTGACTTAATAGGCAACAAAGGTATGCCAATGAACAAAGCAGCCAAGCAAATCGGGATGAACGGTACAACGTTTTTAGACTATATAGAAAAAGATGATAGATTAATCGAGTTATATGCGCGAGCAATCCAAGCAAGAAACGACCTAAAAGCGGAAAGAATCATTAAATTAGCCCACAATAGAAGTAATGATTTTTATACTGATAAAGATGGCAATATTAAACCCAACCCAGTGGCAGTGCAAAGGGATCGTTTAATAATTGATTCTGAAAAATGGCTACTTAGTAAATTAGCCCCGAAGAAGTACGGCGATAGGTTGCAAATCGACGCAGATATTAAGACAAGCGCACCGCTAAACATGGAGCAAGTCAACCAGATACTAGCGGAACTCGACAAAGGGACTATTGATATAGACCATACAGAAGGGTAACACCTGTAAAGGTTAACCGACAGAGCGAATAACCTTGCAGAAGGTGCAAGCGGAGGCGTGCCAAAGGGAACAAAACTTTTGAAAGGGTGAAGGGGGAGGCGTTATAAACACCAAAATAATTTTTTTTAATTTTTGGCTATATCTTTTTTACATTAATATTTTTTATGAATACCAAAATAGAGATTAATATTTTTTATAGAAATAGTAGTATAGTTAATATTTTTTTTATTATATTTGCATTTTAACTTTACTAAGAATAGTAAGGGAATATTTCTATTGAGTAAATTGGTCTTATTAAAAATTTTTTTTATAAATTTACATTAAATATTTTTTTATGGTTCTAAGTCCTTTACAAGTGTTACAAGCTAGGCTAATGAGTGATGGTTTGTTATTTACTAAATATTTTTTCAAAAAACGTTTTAATAGGGGTTTTGTTGTCAATAGTCACCATGAGATTATATGTAAGGCTATGGATAGGATATTGCGTGGGGATTTAAAGAGGGTTTGTATAAGCATAGCTCCTAGATATGGTAAGACAGAGTTAGCTGTTAAGAATTTTATAGCATTGGGTTTGGCACATAACCCGAGTAGTAAGTTTATACATTTGAGTTATAGTGGTAGTTTAGCGGAGGATAATAGTGAGAGTGTAAGGGATTTTATAGATAGTGAGGATTACAATCAGATATTTCCTTATGTTCAGTTGAGTAAGAGTAGTGCTAGTAAGAGCAAGTGGGCGACTACGGCAGGTGGGGGTGTTTATGCTACTGCAACAGGAGGACAGATAACGGGGTTTGGTGCAGGAGAGGTAGATAGGGATATATTGGGTGCGATGCCTGATGAAAAGAGGAATATATTTGCTGGAGCTATTATTATTGATGATGCTTTAAAGCCTGATGATGCTTTGAGTGATTTAAAGAGGCAAAGGGTAAACGAGAGGTTTGAGAATACGATAAGGTCTAGGACAAATAGTAGGGACACGCCAATTATTGTAATAGGGCAAAGATTACATAGTAATGATTTGATAGGGTATTTAAAGGAGACAGAGGAAGATAAGTGGGAGTTTATAGATATACCGTGTATTACTGTTGATGAGTTTGGGGTTGAGCATGCGTTGTGGGAATTTAAGCAAACATTGGAGGAGTTGAACAATATTCGGCAGATTGACGAGAATGTATTTGAAACGCAGTATCAGCAGAATCCACAGGACTTAAAAGGGAAGTTATTGCCATTACAGAGTTTAAAGTTTTGGAATTTCAGTAATATTCCGTTTGATAGTATAGTTTGGAAGTTTGCGGTTGGCGACCCAGCGAATGTGGGTGGGGATTATTACAGTATTCCATTTATACATGTTGCTATAATAGAGGGTAGGTTGTTGTGTTTTGTAAAAGCGGTAGTGCATAGTAAGGAGGGTATAGAAATAGTAAATGATAGGATGATAGACAAAACAAGGGAACATTTTATAGAGGAAGTATTTTTGGAAGTAAATGGGATAGGGGCTGCTGCATTTATGTTGTTAAAGAGGGATTTGAGTAATACGACTAAGGTAAAGCCGTTTACGGTAACAATACCAAAAGAGGCAAGGATATTATCAAACAGTGAGTTTATAAAGAATCATTTTGTGTTTGATGAAAGGTATAAGGAGGATGTTGAATATTCGAGATTTATCAATCATGTTTGTGGTTATGATAGGGAAAGTAGTAATGCGCATAAAAAGGATGCGATTGATAGTTTGGCAAGTGCTGCTAACATATTGAAGATAAAATATAAAAATTTGTTATTTGGTTAATTAATTTTATATATTTGTAGCAATAATTTTTTTATAATTAAACAATATTGAATGGCTTGGTCTTTATTTGGTAAAAAAAATAGTTCCCCAAAAGGGTATGCCGAGTTGCAGAATGATGGTGCTTGGTTAAGTTATTTTAATCAGTATTTACAAAATGCGAATGGCGATAGGCTTATAAAGTTTGACCAAGAGAGAGCTTATGAGTTGGCTAATACCATAGCTGAAATATTTATACCAATTGATGCGATAGCCGAAAGATGTGCTAATATTAAGTATGATATTGTAAACAAGCAAACCCAAGAGATAATTACACCTACAGGGAATCTAAAAAGGTTATTAGATAGTCCTAATCCATTAGACAAGTTAAGTGATATTATTTATCAAGATATATTTAGTAGGTTAAGTGATGGGAATAGTTATTTTTATACAAAGACTGCTGAAAGTATAGTAAATCCAACTTATGATAATATTAGTAATATTTGGGTATTACGACCTAATTTAACAAAGCCTGTATTAAAAAAGAGTATATCTAATCCTTTTTTAATGAAAACAATAGGAGATATTGTTGATTATTATAAAACGTTCTTTTTTTACGAGCATAGGTTACAACCAAGATATATACTTCATAATACTGCTTTAGGTATTACACAAAGTGGAACAGGAAAAAGTCCTTTGTTTGCTTGCGAGAAAAATATCAATAACATATTGGCTGTTTACCAAGCGAGGTACAATGTGTATGCAAAGAATGGGAATGCAGGGATATTAGCTAAAGCACCAGTTGGAGGAGGTGGTGCGAGTTTGCAAGAAGCTATTGATCCAATTACTAGAGATACGATTCTAAAAGACTTACAAGACAGAAATGGGTTGATAGGTGACAAAAATTTTATAGGAATGTCAAGCGTGCCATTACAGTTTATAAAAACTTTGGGTACTATAAAAGAATTAGAGCCATTTGATGAAACATTAGAGAATGCTATTAAGATTGCAGGTGTATTTGGGGTAAACAAAGAATTAATACCAAAGAAAGATAATGCTACTTTTAGTAATCAGATGATAGCTGAAAAGAGTTTTTGGCAAAACGTAGTTAAAGGAACTGCTTTTGATGTGGCTAAAACATTAAATAAAGTATTTTATTTGCCAGAGGAATGGAGTTTTGAACCTAATTTTAGTGGTATTGAAGCGTTGCAAGAGGACAAAAAAGCAGGATTTGAGGCAGATAGTTTAATGATTGATAATTTAGACAAATTAAAAGCTAACGGTATAGATATGGATGAAGCATATTTAAAAATTCAAGAAAGGTACAATGGAAAATAAAATAAAAGAATTTAAGGCACAAAGGGATTTATTTAAAAATCCAGTATCTACATTATTAGATGCTAGTCGTGCAAAGTTAGAGATAACAGAGGATAGAAAAGTAAAAGGTTATGCTATTGTTTGGGGGAGCAAGAATGACTATAATGAAATTGTGCTTAAGGGTGCAACATTAAATAGTCTTAATGCTAGAGGAGTAGGAAGCACCAGTGGAAATCCTATTTTAGTTTTAAACCAACATAGACAAACAGAACCTTTATGTAGACCTACGGTATTGCAAGAGGATGATTATGGGTTGTATTTTGAAGGAGATATAATTGAAGGTGTTGAATATGCAAACAACGTAGTAAATCAAGTCAATCAAGGCGTTTTAAGGCAATTGTCTTATGGTTTTAACTATATATGGGATAAAACAGAATATGACGCTACAAACGATGCTTATATTCTTAAAGAAATAAAATTAGGTGAAATTTCATTAGTAACATTTTCTAGTGATGAAAATGCGCAATTAAGAAGTTTTAATCAATTACAAGAAAGAGCTGTATTAGATAAATTTAGTGCAGAACAAATAAACGATTTACACAATCTTTTAGCAACAAGAGCCGTGACGAACACTCCTAAAACAGAAGATGTTGTAGAGACAAACAAAGGTAAAGTAACAATTTTTTAAAAAAACAACAACAATGGAAGCATTAAATTTAAGAAGTGCCTTAGAAAAAGGCGGTGCTATTTTGGATGAGAACCAAATAAAGTTTGTTTCGGCTATTGAAAACGAAATGAATGACAGAGCAAAAAAACAAGAAGAAGCTTATTCGAAATCTTTAACCGAAGCGTTGAGAAGCGTTTTAGGTGCGCAAGAGAAAAACGAAAAAGGAGAAATAGTAACAGTTGCAGAGCAATTGCGTAACCTTGCGGAAGGAT